GGTAAAGGTTCTGCGGGATAGATTCCCTCTTGCGTGGATTGAAGCTAACGACATACAAGATGGTTCACCCATCCCATATGCCAACAAAAGATACACATTGGACTTTCTAAAAATGTTGAAAGGCGATGTGAATTACGACCTAATCTTTACGAACCCACCGTATTCATTAGCCGAGAAAATAATAACCCACGCTCTTGAAACATGGTCAAATGCGACTGTGGTAATGTTACTTCGCCTCAATTTTTTGGGTTCACAAAGGCGCAAGTCGTTTTGGGACAAGTATCCAGTGAGCGAATTATATGTGCTAAGCAAACGACCTAGCTTCACTGGTAAAGGAACAGACGCTACGGAGTACGCATGGTTCGTATGGAGACCGGACACCGCAGAACAGAGAGTCATTGTGATTTAACTTATCATACAAGGAGGTGGCATTGGGGAGCGCACACTCCCCATCATATCCTGCCCGGCGAGGGCGGAGATTATACAAGGAGGTGGCCGGAATGAGCAAGTGGGTTAGCTATGAACAACTAAAGGCTGAACTTCGGGCTGGTAAGCTCACCCCGGCCCAGTACGAACAGGCCATCAAGAAGCTAGTGAAAGAATTGAGGTTGTGAGGTGGTGGAATGATTGGCTGGGTGGATAAAGTTGCACAGGAGTTTGCTAAAAAGCGCCGTATTTGACGACCCGCAACTCTTGAAACTGTGGTTGTGGTGTTTGCTAAAAGCCACTCACACGCCAAGAGAAACGGTTATAGAAAAACAGCTTGTGAAGTTAGAACCGGGCCAGTTTCCCACTGGACGGTTTAAGCTAGAAGAGGAGTTTAACCGCGGGACTCCCAAGAGGAAAAGAGTTTCAGCAATAACGCTTTGGCGGTGGTTGAAGAAGCTCGAAGAATGGCAAATGTTGAACATCAAAACATACTCGAAGTTCTCGATTGTGACGGTATCTAACTGGACTGAGTACCAACAAGATGAACAACAAGTGAACAACAGACGAACAACAGATGAACAACAAGTGAACACAGACAAGAATGTAAAGAATGATAAGAATGAGAAGAAGGTATATGGCGAGTTCGTTCGGCTCACTGAAGAAGAGCACCAAAAATTGACCGAGCGATTAGGACAAGCCCTAACTACAGACTATATCGAACGCCTTGATAATTACATCGGGAGCAAGGGCAAAAAGTACAAGTCGCATTATCATACAATCCTAAGCTGGGTTAGAAAAGACGAAGCGCAAAGAAAACCCGAACCTAATCGCTTAATTGAGTTTCACGGCCTGGAGGGAAGTTAATGAACCGTAACATCAACATTCTAGCTGAAGCTAGGCTGCTGGGGAACATAATCAAACAACCAGAAGTATGGTATGAAATCGCAACAGACTTTCGCCCGGCGTTATTCTCGGAGCCAACATACCGAACCATAGCTGAAATTATCATCGATTTAACGAAAGGTGGTCAGCGTCCGAGCTCGGTTAAGATATACAACGAAATGCACAAGCGTAATGTAGGGTTGACGGTTGAAGACTTGCTGGACGTGGTGGGAAGCCACGTAACCGTTAAGGAAACTAAGTCGTTGCTGTCGGAACTAGAAGACTTGTGGAAGCGCCGGACGGTATATCAGACGCTACTGTCGGCACTAAACGAGCTACAACAGGAGGACAAGCCTACAGACAAACTAATTGCCGAAGCGCAACAGGCGATGATAGACGCATTTAGCATGACTGGGAAAAGCGAAATAGCAACCATGCAAGACGTGTGCGAGGAGCTGTTTCTGCGACAGGAAGCAATCCAAAGGGGTGAGGCTCCACCCATTTATCCACTCGGATTGAGCGGTTTGCAATCTTTGGTTGGGGGACTTGAAGTTGGTTCACTAACCATTGTTGCCGCCCGTCCGTCAATGGGGAAAACGGCATTCATGTTGTCGGAAGCCTTGGGGTGGGCGCAAAAGGGGTTGCCTGGTGTAATTTTCAGCCTTGAACAACAAAAGTCACAGATAGGGCAGCGAAACCTGGCGAACCTGCAAGAAATACCTGTCAGCTACTTGCGTGGCAAATTGGATGAACACTATATGGACAAATTCAACACCGGACTATCAAAGTTGCGTGACTTGCCCATCAGGATAAGCGACAGGCGAGGTCTTACGGTTGACCAGATATGCTCGCTGGCCCGGGTGGAAAAAATGCGTAACCCAGGTATGAAGTGGTTTGCCGTTGACTATCTAACAGCTATGAGTTTTAACCCAAAGCAACCCCAGCACTTAGCGGTAGGTGAAGCGGTACTCAAGCTCCGAAATCTTGCAAAGGAAATAGACGTGTTTGGTGTATTGTTGGCCCAGTTGAACCGCTCAGTTGAAACCAGGAACAACAAACGTCCAATGAAGTCAGACTTGCGGGACAGCGGAAACATTGAAGAATTTGCGGATGTAATTCTGTTCTTATACCGCGAAGGATATTATTTCCCCGGTTTCTTGGGGGCAGACATGGGTGACTGGATAACAGAAATTGAAGTGGCAAAGAACAGGCAAGGCGGGAACGACGGAAAAAGGACACTGGCAATGTTCCGGCAGCCCTACATGCAATGGGAAAATTGCCCCAGCAACTGGGCTGAGAAGTACCAGGACTATGTAAGGAGCAGGTATAGTGCCTAGACAGCCGGTCTACTACCTGTATAGCGGCGGACTAAAGACGATGCACGCCGGTAACGACTTACAGGAACTCATCAAACGGGCGGAGCGGCTGGGTAAAATCTTTGGCGACAGGTACCAGATCAAAGACACCTACGGAAACGTGGTTTGGGAGGGAAATGACAATGGAAAAGCGTGACTTAAAAGCTGATTTAGAGCAGGTACGAAACTTTCGTAGCAGGTTGAGACAATCCATATCGCCGGAAGAGGATTGGAAGATAGGTGTAGTATTGGAGGACTTTTGCCGAGACAAAGCGGAACTTTGGTTAGATCAAGCCTTGGCAGAAAAAGAACGTGCCGACAAAGCCGAAGCCCTTGTGCGGGAGTTGGTGGGGGTAATTGACGATCTTTGCAGGCAGATCAACCAATGTGGACTTGACGAGCAAATGTGGGAAGTGTACAGAACAGCCAAGGAGGTGCTGGGAAATGACCGGACTGAGCTTGCGATGTCCTAACTGCGATAGGTGGTTGGAAGTAGAGGACTG